AGCGTAATAGCTTTTAAGTTCTTATTCGTGTAAGGAATATAAACGGCTTAAAAAAGTCAAAACATTTGAAAAAAGAAAACGGAAAGCACACCCCCCACCCGAATATAAAAACGTTTTCGCATATAGAACAGCCCATGGAATCCTACTATATAACCCACTACCCAAACATTTCTCCCTACATTTTTAAAATACAACAATAAGAAATATTATTAAACCCTCATCTCGATAACAGAAACAGCCTTATTTTAAATGATAACGCGTTTGATAAGTATTTATATATCTCACAGAAATATAACAGCTTAAATAAGCTAAAATATGGCTATGTAAAATATTTTAAAAATAATCGATAAAATATTTTGTTTGTTATACAATTTGTATATCTTTGTGTTATTATTATGTATAACAAGTTGATATCAACACAATAACAAAGTAATAACAAAACGTATAACAAATGAAGTATAGATTTTTAATGTATGGTGAGCAAACTACTCAATTAAACATGAGAGTTCCTGAAAGTAAGAAGGCTGAGATTCAGAAAAAGTTCGAAGAGATTTTGAAGGGATATGAAAATCCAAAAAAAGTTGAGGTGTCTTTTGGAATTGAAAAACCAAAAGATGTTAAGAAAGTTGAAAAAAAAATCGAACCACAAGTGGTTATAAAAGAAAAAGAAAAACGCACTCCTTATTTAGTAGTTGATTCTATACCATTTTCTTCTGAGATATTTATTAATTTCGGAAAAGGTAAAGCGATAAGAAAAGATGGCGACGATTATTACACCAAAGAAACTAAAGATGGTAAACTTTTGTTATTAAAGCACGCTTCAAAAGAAGATGCTATTCTTTATACTGAACTTAATTTTCATTAATTTTAGTCATTCATATTATGAACTTAGTACAAGAAGCTAAAAACAGAGGTTACAGAAAAGGAACTGCAATAAGATATGTCCCTCATGCAATAGATTATGTCGAAGGAGATTATTTTGAAGAAGAAAACGGGGAATTAAAAGCATACGCCAAACCCAAACACGAAAGAAAAGGATTTGATGATTTTAGACACGATACTTTATTTGATGGTTTCAAATGTGTTGAAATAGTAGATTTATCAAAAAGAACTGAGGAGCAAGAAAAAATTGACAATCAACATAAAATTTGATAGAATGAGAGAAATTAAATTTAGAGCGTGGACTAATAACTGTTGGATAAATAGAGGTATGGTGTATGATTATCAAGACACTACTTATGTTGAGAGTTTTGGTTTTAATAATGACGAATTACCATTGATGCAATTCACAGGTTTAAAAGACAAAAACGGAAAGGAAATTTATGAGGGTGATATTTTGACTTACAATGGAATTACTTCTAATGGTAATAGAATAATAAGAGAAGTGAATTATAATGCAGCAAACGCAAGATTTCAAAGCGGTATGTATCTTTTAACTCAAAGTATTGAATTAAGTGAAATAATAGGCAACATTCACGAAAACCCAGAACTTTTAAATCAATAATTATGAAACCCGAAACCATTAAAAGAATAATTGATAGAACATTTGGTGTTGATATTGGTAGTAATTCAAGACATCAATCGATAGTTTTTCCAAGATTTGTTTATTGCTACATGGCGTACAGGCAAAACGAAAAGTATTCATTAGAGTATGTTGGAAATGTAATAAATAGAGATCATGCTTCGGTAATTAATGCTATTACTAAATATGAAAGATTATCCAGATACGGGGATTTTCAGTTGTACATTGAGAAGGCTCAAAAGGCTATTGCGGAAAGTATTGAAGTAGAATTGGAAAGAAGAGAAAAGTTGAGAATAAATCAATGCAGATTTCACATTAGAAAATATCCATCACTAAAAACCACATAACATGAAAATTGAAGATTTAATCGGAAAAAAATTCCACACGAAAATTGACAAAACTAAAGTCGATATTTACACTATTGAGAAAGTAAACGGATTTGGTAAGGTTGTTTTAGGTTTAAATGGCAAGGATTTTGACTACAAATCACCTGAATATGTATTGCGTTTGATTAATGAAGGTACTTGGATTTTGATTGATGAAGAAACAGAACACCCTTCATTACAAGGAATAGAGAATTTATACAAGCATGCTGAAATAATAAAGTGTGCAAAGACAGGTGTTAAATACGAAATAGATTTTCCTTTAATCATAACAGAAACCAATAAAGGATTTTATAATCACAATAGGTATAAAATTACCTTATATGATAAAGAAACTCAAGTTTTTGCCAAGATTATTATAGTATCTCATGAATCTATCAACATGACTAAAACTCCATTCTACTTAGACGAGTACATTCACAACAACGATGCTGAGAAAAGAGTTGAAGCGCAAGATAAATGTGATGAAAGACCAATTCGTGAGGTTATAAATCAAATATGTAATCCTCCAAGTGTAGAAGGGCAAGAATTAAAGGTTTCAACATTTAAAGAGATTGAATTTGATTTTGAAATCCAATCTACAATGCAGAAAATCCAAGAACTTCTTTTAGTAAAAGGAAAAGAGTACAGAAGAAACAACAATCCTTACCATAATTTCGAAGTTGCTGCAAGAAAAAAAGGAATTACCCCAGAAAGAGCATTAGATGGATTCTTACTAAAACACCTTGTGTCATACGATGATATGTTAAACGATATTGAACAAGGAGTTTTACCAAAAATTGAAGTAGTAGAAGAAAAGTTTAATGACATAATATGCTATATGATTATACAAAAAGCACAAATCCTTAATCGTATTAACAATGGAAAAAGCTAAATCAACCAAGCACATGGATCATCTTTTGAATTACAGCGAACTTTCATTGGTTCTTACCGGAAATACAACTGAAATCAGAAGAGAAAACATACCGCGCAAGCACATAAAAGCGATTACTCAATTAAACCGGTATTTGGTCCGATGGGTAAACAAGAATAAAAAGTTTCAAGACGGAATACCAAGAGTTGAGGTTACATTAGCTAACAACAAGAGAGTTTTAGTAAAAGTCCCTAAAAAAGTTCCTTCATATAGTGTTATTAAAAATCTACCTTCAAATGCAGAAATGTTAGAGAAAAATTTATTTCAAGGAGAAGAAGGTAAATTCTACACAACTATTTTAGATATAAAAGAAGGTTTGGAAATTCTCGAATGGTACAATTTAGAAGATGCTAAAAATTATTTGCAAAATAAGTAGCCAAAAATGGAATGGACTCTTTACTATCCGGTAAGGTTGCTAGTTTGATTGGTCGTTTCGCTACACACTCGTTTTTGGTGAACAATTTTCATTCATGGTGTGTAAAATCAGATAAGGATGACAGCCGGAAAGACGGCAAACGGAGAGATGGCGAAATGGATTGAGGTAACTCGGTCGTGGTAAACGCTAAGACTACTCGTGATTCGGTTTAAACGAGTGCTAAATAATAGCCGAAATGCAGGTTCGAATCCTGCTCTCTCCACTAAAATTCTTGATATGGAATTAGAAGAAAAAATAATAGACTATTGGCTAAACAATAAAGACAATCGAGTTTCAGTAATAGCCAAAAAATTTGAGGTTAGCGAGTACAAAGTAAGTAGAGCAATAAACAACTATCTTAAAAATAAGAAACATTATGTCAAATAGAATTTCAAAAGAGCTATTCGTAAAAAGCATAAACAACATTAAAAATCAAATGGTTTCTGATTCTGTGAATACAAAAGTTTTAGCTCAAGAGTTTGGGCAAGATTCTGCATTGGCTACTTTTTGTGAAAACTCCAAGTTAATAAAAAACACAATTGAACTTCTACAGATATTCTTTCAAAGAGATGAAAACGGATTTTGCGAGATAGAACATTATTGCTTTAAGGAAAACTTCGGAAAGCCATCTCCAGAATCAGAATACATCACACCTGAAATGTTATACGACAAACTAATTAAATAAAACAAATATGGAATTAAAAGCGAATGAATGCCGTTATGGAAATTTTATAATTGGAACTTACGAAAGCGAAGATGATAATTTAGTACATGAAACTATTTGTGAGTTTAAATTTTACGATTGTTATAATAATTATTACAATGTAGAATCTAAAGAAAGAATAGAGGAATTTACAGGATTCAAACCAATACCACTAACAGAAGAATGGCTTTTGAAGTTTGGGTTTGAAAAAATAGGTAGAAATTTTACAACAAAAGATAATTTTGTAATTTGGCTTAGTCTTAGCTCCGAAACTTATCAATTTAGACTTCATGGATATGGAAAAGATATTGAGATAAAATTCGTTCATCAGTTACAAAATCTATACTACGCATTAACAAATGAAGAATTAAAACTTAAATAAAATGGCAGAAAAAAAAGGAAGTCGTTCAACTAAGTCAGCTAAAATGATAAAAGCTGAAATTGAATTTGCTAAAAAGCAATACGAAAAGAAAATTAAGATTAAACCAGGAGAAACACAAGCCGAATGGGAAAAAAGAACCGCATCTCTTCGTGTAAAGCATGAAGAGTATATCAATAAAAGCCAACACAAGCTTAGAAACAAAGGTAAAGTCTATGTTCATAAAGTAGATAAGCAAAAGCGATACAATATGAATAAAGGAATTAGAATTCAAATCGCAGCGAGAAAAAATGACTTCCTTCAAAATACTTTATTAGTATTGGCTTGGGCTGAGTTAAAGTACAAAATGGACCGAGATATGATATTATTTATAATCAATCTATATAACAGAGAAACCTTTTTTACTAAAGAAGAAATTACGTACTTAGCGTCTGTTTACGGAATTAAGTTTAGAAGTTTTGATAAGTTTATAGAAGATGGTATTTTAGCCAAGCATATTGAAGGAAAAAAAAGCGAAAATCCAACCGAAACAAATGTTTACGTTGTTACCGTTAAGGCAACAATTATGTGTAATAAGATTTATGACTGCATCATAGGAAAAGACAGCCTAACTAAATTAACAGAAGTTACACAAAGACACAAAGATTTAAACAATGCTGCTGATTCAATTGTCAGAGATATTCTCGACATCAAATCAGGAATAAACGAGTAATCACTTAAAATTAAATAAAAATGAACAAAGCAGAATTAACAAACAGATTGGCTAAAGAAACAGGAATGCCATTATCAACAACTAAAATGTTTTTAGAAACATTTAGAGAGGTTGTACAAGATTCGATTGAGAAACAAGAAGAAATCGACTTTGCAATGTTATTCAAATTGGATTACGTTAAAGTAAATCCAAGAGAAGGAAGAAACCCAAGAACAGGTGATGTGGTTTATATTCCAGGAGGAATAAAGCCGAGATTAAAATTAGTTAAAAAACTTAGTCAAAGAAAATAATTAAAAATGAGCGTATTCACATTAGAGACGTTAATTACTCAAGGAGTTAAAACGTACACAGAAGGAAAAGAAACAGTAGTGATTGTTTCAAGTTTAAAAAAAGTTCACAAGAACGTTGATCTAAATAAATCCGACATATTAACAAGATTAGACGATAAAGGAAAAGAATTTGAAGTAATTCGAGTTTCCGATATTCGTTTAAAATCTGAGACAGAAAAATCGGTTGAAGAAATCGAAGTAAAAGATGTTGAGGTTGTATTAGACAAACCATTAGCAAAAGAAAATCCACTTGATGCAGAAATTCATACATTGATTGCTCAAGGAGAAAAAGGAACTTATGTAAATGACCTAAAATCCGCGTTAGATAAAGACGACACTTCAAAAGAAGTAGCAATCGAACGTTACAAAAAATGGATTGAAGGTAAAGCAAAAAAAGCTTCTCAGAAGTAGAACACTAATCACACACACAACTAAAAAAAACCCTATCGTAATTGATAGGGTTTTTCTTTTACAAAAAATATAAACAAACTAGAGAATGATAGTAATATCTTGAAAGTAGATAATAGTAAAAACCTCAGCATCCATTGTAAGAGTTGTTCCTTTGTAGCTGTCAAATAATACTTTATCACCGACAACTACCGAAGGAGTTCCGTCATCGCGTTTAGGACATTGTAATCCTACACTAACAATTTCTCCTAACTTGAATTTTTGGTCCTTATCAGCAGATGAACTTAAATCCAATCCGCTTTGGGTTACATTTTCAATTTGTAGTTCTTTTACAACTACATTATTGTTTACTGCCTGTCCTTTAAACTTAGTCATTGCTTACTCTTTTTAAGAAAATTACATTATCTGACATTAAAATAGTGTTAGCTACTGAGATTGCATTTACTAGCGAGTTTTTCACTACCTTATGACAATCTACAATTCCGGCATCAAACATATTCACTTCTTGGAAGTTTTTTACATCATATCCAAATGGATATTTTTCCAATCCTAAATCTTCATTTACAGAAGCGTTTGATAAAATTCTATTCAATGGAGCCACAATAGAAATTTTTGTAACCTCATCTAATTCTTCAATTCTAGCACATTCGTATAATGCAACACCACCTCCTGCTAAAACTCCTTCTTCCTTAGCCGAATAAACCGCTTTTACAGCGTCATCTACTCTAGCTAATCTTTCAAGCAATTCAGACTCGGTAACACCACCTACTTTAATAATAGAAACACCACCAGAAAGTTTAGCAATTCTATCTTTACAGTATTTTTTTTCTGAATTGTAAGAAGTGTTTTTTATTACATCTTGTAACTCTTCTATTTGTCCTTGAATTTTTGCTGAGATTTCAGCATCTTCATTCGGATTAATAATTGTATCGGTTTTTCCAACTACAATTTTTTTACAAGAACCTAAAAACTCAGCTACTCTTCCTTGGAAATCATCTCCAGATAAAGTAGTAATCGCTTGGGTTCCACAAATCATAGCCAAATCTTTTAACGTATCTTTTCGTTTTTGACCAAAACTCGGTGGATTAATAACACAAACTTTCAAAGCACCTTTCAATTTGTTTTTTAATAAAACATCGCGTACTTGAAATTCCATTTCTGAAACAATAACAATTTCACGATTATTAGCTGCAGCAAATTCAATAAAAGGAGCAATTTGATTTACGGTTTTAAAACTAATTTCAGATAAAACAACAAGTGGATTATTATCAAAAACAACCGTTCTATCCGAGAATACATTGATAAACATATCATCAACATAACCTGCTTCTACCAATGTGCCTTCAATTTTTTCAAGGTAAGTTTCATCGGTATCACTTCTAAAGTGAGCCACCGCACCATGTTCTCCTGCTGATAAAAAAGCATCTGTTACAATTTTTGCAATTTCTTCATCTGAATTAGCAGAAGTTTTGGCAACATCGTAAATTAATTTATCAGTTACCGGAATTGCAAGTTCTTCTAATCGTGCCAATACCAAATCACGAGATTTCTCAATATCGTTTTTAATGTCAATTGGTGATTTACCTTGCTTAAACTGCTCGTATGAATACTTCACAAAAGCCTGAGCAAGTACAATAACCGCAGTTGTTCCGTCACCTGCTAAATCAACTGATTTCTGAGAAGCTTCTTTTAAAAGTTCACAAGCCATATTGTGTAATGGATTGTCTAAATGGATTGCTTGTAGTGTATCATATCCATCTTTTGTAGGGTAGTTTTTGTTTCCATCAGTTTCAATAAGAACTGTTCTCCCCCTGTAGCCCATTGTACTCCCGACAACATCCGCTACAATGTTAACACCTTGAATAAGACTTTCTTTAGCCTGTTTACCATGGCTAATTTCTTTAATAATGTTACTCATATACGATTAAATTTGATTTAAAATTCAAACAAAAATACGCATTTGTAAATTGAATACCAAATAATTAGTCTATGCAAATATTTTTTTTTATTTTTGTTGTGTTTAATAAGACCAACTAAAAATAAGAAACTATGGCACAATACAATATTTCAGCATCGGGCAATCAATTGATTATCGAGCTAATTGTTACAAACGGAGATTTTGCACCAAGCATCGTATCTCTAAAAACTCCAAGTATAAAATTAACTACTGATAGAATTAAATTCTTTGACTCAGCAGTTTACAACATGGCATTACTTTTCGATCAAATCAATGAGATTGACGGAGTTGCTCCAACAGATTTAGAAGATGCTGCTGATAAAATTATTGCTTTAATTGCAAATTTTAATTGGGGCGGTGCAGCCCCTATACCTTTAAGTGGAACAATAGAAGGTAATCCTGTTACAGGAGATATAACTTATAATGATAAATTAAATATTTCAAAAGTTGTTTTTGGGGATACCGAATTTGTAATATCAGCTAATATAGAAGATAATTCAGAAGGATCTATTGTTTATAGAGACACTGTTTCAGGAGATGCTAGTGGAATATCATTTACATTAGGTTCATCAAGTTTTTTTAATAATTTATTAGGTATATCATCAGGAATTTCTTTAGATAATAATGGTGTATCTATTAGTTGTACAAATTTATCTTCTGAAGGTTTAAAAGCTACTCAAGATTTTACAACAAACATAACAGATTTAGCATACACCCAAAAAAAATACGTAGATACACAATCACAAGTAAGTACCGCAACAAGTGGTACAGTTAATATTGATAGTGGTAGAAGAGATTTAGTATTCATACACGATGCAGGAGTAACAACATCTTTAACTTTAAATATGCCAACTTCGCCTAAAAATAACCAAAAAGTAGCTATTATGTCGGTTGGAGGAATCGTAGGGCTAACTTTAGTAACAGCAATAGGTACAATAGTAGGAACAGTTGCCGATTTATCTGCTTTAACTACGGTTCGGTTTATTTGGAATAGCTCTCAAAATAAGTGGTATAAAATAAATTAATCTGATGACAAAAATATCTAATCAAGTAGTTTACATTCCCGATACCGAAATAAATGGTTTAGACTATTTTATAGGTACTGATTACGACAATGCTAAAAAGACTGTGAATTTTCGAGTAGAAGATTTAGGCAGTCATTTTAACATGGTTAATGGAGTAAGAAACTTTGATTACATTTTTTATCAACATCAAGGAGTTAATCCAACTCCTACTGATGGATATTTTTATTCTAATGGAAATACACAAATTCCAGAAGATATTGAATATTTTATTTTTCCTAAAAAAACATATCGAGGAAAAGACTCTTCACAATTCTTTCTAAGCATTGCTACTGAAAATCCGTTTGATTTAATTATAGCTCAAAAGATTGATAACAATACGGTATTTTTTTTCAGAATAGATTCTATTGAAACTTTCACTAACTATTTTAAATTAAACGTATCAGAAGTATTCTTTCCTGATGGAAAATCATTAGACTACGTTTTAAGTTATGCTGTTTTCAATTTAAAATCAGAAGGTGGTCCATCTATTACAAAAACTTCTCAACTTGAAAATGACGGAGAAGATGGGATAAACCCATTTATAACAGCACAAGATTTACCAAGTGTTCCGACAAAAACAAGTGATTTAATTAACGATGGCTCAGACGGAACTTCAACTTATGTAGAAACAGATGAGTTAGGAGCAGTAGCAACATCTAATGACTATAATGATTTAGACAACTTACCTACAATTCCAACTGTACCAAATTTTGCTGACCAAACAGAAACAAATGCAGGAGTAGTTTCAGACAAAACAATTGCTCCAAACACTTTAGCAGGTTGGTGGACTTATGTAAAAGGATTAGCTCAAACATTTACTGAAAGAATTACTTTTGGAAAAGAAATAAAATTAACACCTATTACTACTCCAACTTATGAAAAAGGATTAGTTTATTTTGATAATGCTAATGATTGTATTTCGTTTTTAGACAGCATTTCAGGGACTTCTGTACAAGTAGGATATGAAGTTTTAATGCGTGCAAGAAATAATACAGGAACTACTATATTAAATGGTTCAGTTGTTTATATTTCAGGAGCTATTGGTCAAAATTCAACGGTTGCATTAGCTCAAGCAAATACGTTACCAACAAGTGAAATTATAGGAATTGCAACGCATGACATTGCAAATAATACAGTAGGTAAAATTTGCGTATTTGGATTAGTAAACGATTTGAATACAAGTAGTTTTACAGATGGTCAAATGCTTTATTTAAGTGCTACTGTTGCAGGCGGATTAACTTCTACAATTCCTGCAAGTCCAAATTATGTAGTAGCTTTAGGTGTAGTTGAACACGCGCACCCAACGCAAGGTAAAATACTTGTAAAACCACAAAGGGCATTAGCGAATAATAATGCTTTAGGAACTGCTCAAAATGTACCTCCAACTCAAAACGCTGTAAAAACTGCAAATGATTTAAAACAAGATGTTTTAGTTTCAGGAACAAATATAAAAACTATTAATGGTGAAAGTGTTTTAGGTACAGGTGACTTAAATATTAGTACTACAAACACCCAAATATTCCATTGGTTTGGAGGTAATTGGACAATATCAACACTAAATACTGTGTATTATATTGGATATAATGGTGGGGCTATTATAAATCAATCAACATCTGGTTCTCCTGCAGCAACAACGGCATCTGAAGCTATGAATGGTAGAAACAAAGGATTATTTGTTGCTCCGTTTAATTGTAAAATAAAAAGAGTTTTATTTAAAGAAGCAGGAAGTGGTAGTTTTACAGGTAGTTTTATTGTATCAAGCGGTCTTCCTAATTATGGAAATACTTGGAATTTATCATATTCAAATATAGTAACACATATAAATTCAGCAATTACAAGTGGTGGTTCTTGGTCAAATAAATATGAATATTTAGTTACAGATAATATATTAATTCCTAAAGGGTACATTGTAAGTCCGATGATGATATTTTCAGCTCAAGTGTCAACATCAAAACTTTCCATTGAAATATCAATCGAAATTGAAGAAGTAGTATGATACAATTTATATTAAATAACAAGCCATATTGTCAAACTGATAGAGAAGATTTAATTCCTTACTACTTAGGTTTAGGTTGTGAAGAAGTTTCTGTTTTATGTAATGGAAGTTTTATAAATCCCATTTGGAACGGTTCTGAATGGATTGAAGGAATGACTCAAGAAGAAATAAATCAAGTTAAAATAGCAAAAGCCACAGAAATAGATTTGGAATATACCGATAGAATATGCAAATTAATGGCTAAACATAATGATAAATTTATAGAAGGAATAATGATTGATGTTCCATATACAATTCCTCAAGATGTATTAGCTGAAAAACAAAGATTAAAAGATGAGTGTAACCAATTAATTTCTGATTTAGGAATTACAGATTACACTTATAGACAATTAAATTTAAAGTTGAAGAAAAATGAGCAAAACTTTTAGTAAAATAATAGACGATACCCTAAAATCCCCTAATGGTAAATGGAGCCGAAAATCTCTTACAATGTTTAGCGCATGGATAATGGCGATATTATCAGGGATTTTTATTCATATTTCAGATTATTTTTTACCAAAAGAAATTAATCCATACGCTATCCAAGTATTTTTTGGATTTCTTATGTTAGCAGGAGGAACAACAGCAATGACTGTTTACGAAAAACTAAAAACAAACATTAACAATAAAACAGAAGAATAATTATGGCAGCAAATCCAAAAGGTTCATGCGGTTTATGTAGAATCGTAAAATCAACAATACAAAAAACAAACAATAATATTAGAAAACACATTCTAATTTATTCTTTTTTCTACTTATTATTAGCCGAAGTAGCTACAATTTTTATGAGAAACTTACCAAGTTACGACTTATTTTGGTTCCCACTATTTGTTCAATCAGGTTACGCTTTAATATTTTACTCATTATTTTTATATAGAGAACGATTAAAATTCTGTTTTCTTAAAAATATTGCAGTATTTTCTTTATTTTTGTACTATTCTTTTAATGCAATTGTAGTAGCTTTCAAAATATGCGAGTCTATTTACACAAATGTTATAACTTATGGTTTGTTATCAGTAGTTATAATTTCATTGCTTATTAGAATTTTTCAAGATAAAAAATAAAAAGAAACAAATTATTAGCACCTAACCCTATGCTAGTATAAAATAAATTATTAATTTAAAAAATTTAGATACAATGGCAAGTGAACATCATCAAAATCCTATTTTCAGTATTATTTCAGGTGCTGGTCTTAGCTTATATGCATATTTACAGGCTAATGCTTTTCTTATCGAAAATGCTTTAGAAGGATTAAAAGTTATTGTGTTTGGTGTTATGGGAGGTGCGTGTGGATATGTTGGAAAATACCTAATGGAACAATTTATTGTAAAAGTTAAAGAAAAGAGTAAAAATTCTTGTAAATAATTAAGCTATGTTAACTACTAAAGAAATTAAAAAGATTTACGGACAACCAAATGAAGAAGGCACTTATTTGGTTACTATTGATTTACCATATCCTATGAGATTAGCTTGGGATAAAAAGGTAAAAGTAAAAAAAATGCGTTGTCATAAATTAGTCGCTCAAGATTTCTTAAATGTATTTAACGAATTGCTTGATACTTATGGTTATGAAAAAATTGTAGAATTAGGAATAGATTTATTTGGCGGTTGCTTTAATTTTAGAGCAATGCGTGGTGGCTCCGATTGGAGTACGCACTCTTGGGGAATAGCTATTGATTTAGATCCAGAAAGAAACAAATTAAAAGAAACAGACAGAACTGCTCGTTTTGCAAGACCAGAATACAAGGAAATGATTGACATTTTTTACAAACATGGATTTATTTCTTTAGGAGTTGAAAAGAATTATGATTGGATGCACTTCCAAAAAAACAATTAGCCATGATACAAATCGATTTATTTAAAATTAAAGACTACTTAAAAAAGTACTTATCATATATTATCATTGTAGTTTTGCTATTATTACTAATGGTAAAATGCAACAATACAGATAAACTTGAAGTCGAAAAATCCATTCTAAAAAACCATATTGTAGAGTCTAACAAAAAGGTTTCTATTCTTTTAAAGAAAAACGATTCTGTACAAAAATCAATAAACAAATTCAAAGACACCATTGCTTTTTTAGATATTCAAAACCAAAAGAAACAAGCTGAGATACTAAAACTCCAAGAAGAAAGAAGAAAAAAGCAAGGAGAAGTTTCTACATACAACAATGACCAATTAGTAAAATTCTACATAGACAGATACAAAGCAAACAACCAAGTATTTAAAACCACAAAAGGATTAGAACTTGAAACAACTATTGCAAAGTCAGTAGCATTAGATTTAACCGACTACGATTACGTTGATAAATTACTTGTGGAAACTACGGAAATGCTAGGTACAGAAAAGACCGCTTCAATATTAAAAGATTCTGTAATAAATAGTCTTGAACTTAAAGAAAAAAATCTTAATTTTGTAGTGAAAGAAAAATCTAATGTAATTGATAATCAAGAAGATTTGATTAAAAATCAGGAAAAATCACTAACAAAAGAAAAGAGAAAAAACACACTATACAAATACGCACTTCCAATTAGTATTATCGCAGGTTTTGTAACAGGTGTAGTGATAACAAAATGAAGCTATGACAAAAATTAACAACAAGATTGCATATCCATTAGATGTTACAATATCTGATGAAGATTACGTAATTGGTACTGACGGAGATAACTTAGGTAAAATCACTAAAAATTTTGATGTAGGTTCTTTACGAAGATTCATTAATTCAGGTTTATCTCCTGAAGTTGGTGGAACTTTACGTTTTACAGAGATAACTTATAATGGATTATTAGTTTCACCTGCAGATGTAGCAAATGCTTTAGACCCAATTTTTGAAGTATTACAATATCATGTTGTTGTTTTTAACATTAATGGTAATAGATTTTTACTAAAATCTCAAGCACAATTTATCGGTGTGGACCAAACAGAATTATTAGATTCTGACTTTATTTTAATCATAGGATTTGAAAGCTTAGGTGACGGAACAGATGTTTTAAAAGGATATAATACCACAACTAAACAGCATGAATTTTATTCAATAAAAAGTACAGGTAATACAATTTCAATTGTATCAAACAACATTGTAATTGACCCAAAAGAAGGTACAAATTTAGGTGAAGGTCAGCCAATATACAAAGGTTTAAACTCGTCAACAAAATTACACGAGTTTTACAACTTGAAATCAAACACAAATAATATTACATTGGTTGATAATGATGTTTTTATTGATACTCCAGAAACATCAGTCATCCCTGCTTTATATGTAAATAATTTATATATTCCAACCGAAGAAGAATTCTTAGCAGGTAACACAAAAGGAGAAGGGACATTAGCAAAACCATTTACAGATACAATATCAGCTTATGTAGATGGAATACCTACAATTATAGCAAATACATCTATTCAAAATGCCTTAGATGCTTATGTAGGAACAGGAACAAGATTAGCTCCTCAAAGAAGTGGTGAGAGAATAATTGTTCAAGACAATAATAATTTTTACACTTTTACAGGAAATTTTGGATACTCTAATTTAAAAATAAAACTACAAACAATTATAGTATCTACAACAACAGGATATTTAATAGATGCTGACAACCCACTACATTTTAATAATGTAGATTCAGCAACTATTGAATTAGACACAAATGGTATTTTACAAATACAAGGATTAGGTTTTAATAATTCAGGTTCTAATGTAGCTACAAGTAATTTAGTAGATGGGAAAACAATAACCTTAATAGGAGAAGGGAGAATAGAATGCTTATCAAATACAAACCCACTCACAAGATATATTATTAATTCAGACGTCACTGAAACAGGAAATAATAATGATGGTTCTTTAACTTTTGATATTAGATGCTTTGTTTCTGCAGATTACCAAGGTATTTACAATGTTAAAGGTAATTCAATAATTGATATTTATAGTAGATTACAATCAGGTAATTTAGGCAATACAGTAAATACAGCATTAAAAGCATTTAATCAAGAAGGTGGAACTGTAAGAAAGTTTAATACTTCTTCTATTTTTATATCAGGAGGTACTAGGACAAATGGAATCACTTTTACTCCAAACTCTCTATACACAACAACTTATAGTAACAATGGAGGTACTTATGAGGGTTCTTGTACAAATTTATTTAACAAATTAAACACAGAAGATGTTAGTTTTACGGTAGTAAGTACTGAAAACGGAACAAATATAAATGTAACAAATATATTCGAGTCGCCTAATTTATGGGAGATATCATTTAGAAGCAATATATTTGGTACAGGAAGTGCTGATTTTACAAAAGTAGATTTCACACAAGGGAATAACGTATCTTCAACAAATATTATCGGGAACAATATTATTGAAAGTTTAAGAGTATATGCTTCAAAAGCTGCGGCTACCACAGCAGGACTTCCTTTAAATTCTGTTTTCTTAATATCAAAAATCGTTACTGCAGGAAGTTTTATTATTGGAAAAGAATATAAAATAGTTTCAGTAGGAACAACAGATTTTACTTTAATAGGAGCATCTGCAAATACAGTTGGATTATGGTTTGTTGCAACAGGAGTAGGGACAGGTGATGGAACCGCAAAATATGAAGAAAGAACAATTTTAACTTAAATATAATGAGTAATTTAATAAGAAGAGTGGTCGTATTCAAAAACTTCATTGAAAAACTACCAAGCGGACAAGTAATTGAAAAAGCAATGGCTTACAACGTGGGTAGCGAAATGAACATTGACATCGATGGCGAGCAAGTAAAAAAGAAAATTTACAAAATAGACGAAACGGCTAAATACCTTCTTGTTTATTTGATTTCAAATGGAGAATATCAGTTATGGAAAAAACTTCCTAAAAACGATATGACTTCAATTGAATATGTAATTGATTAGTATTTTTTGATATGAAAAGTTTATATCGATTTATTATAGAGCCAAAAAATGGGAATCAGTACAACAACACTAAAAAAGTAGGTGATGTTGAATTAATTATAAACACAAGTATTGAAGAAGCAAAAGATGTTCAACGCATAGGTAAAGTCCTTGCATTGCCAGAATTATTCGAAACAGAAGTTCAAGTAGGAGATGAAGTAGTTGTTTGGCACAATGTATTTCGAAAAGTTTACAATGACCAAGGAATTCCTGTAGAATCAAATCACTATATTAAAGACAAAATGTTTTACGTAACACCTGATTTAGTGTATATGGTAATTCGTGATGGAAAAAAAATTGCAATTCACGATAACGTATTTGTTGAGCCAGTAAAGACCCTTGATAAATGGGAAGGAGAAAAACTACAACAACACGTAGGAATAGTTAGATACGCAAATGATTATCTAAAAAAACAAGGAATAAACGAAGGCGACAAAATTGCTTTCAGAAAAAATTGCGAGTACGAATTTGAAATCGATGGTGAAAAATTATATAAAATGTCGAATCACCGTATCTTAGCAAAACTTAACTAGTAACCTTTTAAATTTTTATATTATGTCTAGATTAAAGCAAGTAACACAGGCGACTTCAAAAACCACAGCGGTAGAAGTTAACGCAAAGAATTTTCAAATCAATACTGTGGCTTTAACTGATGCTGCTGACACATCGTTTCAGTTCACAGTAAACAACAACAGAGTTTATCCTGAATCAAATATTCAAGTAACTCCTATCTATGATGGTGGAGGAGTTCCTGTAATTACAATTGTTTCAAGAGACAGATTCACTTTTGTACTTCAAGTTGCAAATGTTGGAACTGCTGCTTTTGATGCTGCAATGGGAATCAATGTTTCTGTTATTGGCTAAACCCTTTTTAAACCAAACACTAAAAGCCTTTCTTATGATAGGCTTTTTTTATTATCTTTGAATACTAATTTAATTTAATATGAAGAACCTTTCTCAAGATATGGAAATGGCAATCAAGGATTCTATTCTTGGTATGACATTAGATATTGATATTTTAGGTGTTGACGATGACAAACTTGATACATTAATGAAGTCAAGATTAGATTCATTTTCCGCTATAAAAGAAATGATTGTGCTTTGGGAAAACTCAAATAACGCTCCAAATCATAATAAACTTAGAAAATACATTGAAGACTTAGTAAAGGCAGGTGAAAATTCTATTGATGTTTTACGCGAAGCTTTACGAAAAGGAATCAACTATGATGACTTAGAACCCGAAAAATTAGGTAGAGCAATTAAAGCAAAGCCTGTTATTTTTAGGGCAATCAATGAAATAAATTCAGGAATAATTGAACTTAAACTCCAATTAGAATCAGATAATATTGATTTAAAAAATAGAGAATTTAAACGAGGAATGCCTGAAAAATTTGCTAACCAAGAATTTTTTCCCGAAAAAGATTATTACAAAGAATGGCACGATGAAGAATTAGACGCTATTATTTTAGACCCAAAAGGTACAAAAGGTGAATTAATAGAATTAGACGGACTAAAAATGTGGATTCCAAAACCACCTACTAAAAAGTCTGAAATATTATTCTCAAAATTCCCTGTAGAAGAACAATATTGGAGAAGATTAGAAGTTCCGAAAGGACTTACGCCTGAAAACGAAGACCAATACGTTGACTTCATTATTCAAGAATTTAAAAGAAGAAGAGAAGGTGTTTGGTTTATGAATAACGGAAAACCTATTTGGTTATGTCCTGCTCATTACATGGGATTGCAATGGAATAAAATGATTGATACAGGTGGATTCAAAGAATTCCGTATGGCTCAAAGAGATATGTACTATTTTACTTTGGCTTGTATAATTGATCCGCGAAGTTTAGGTGAGTTGTTTGTAAAGGGTCGTCGTACCGGTTTTACTGAGGAAGCTATTGATTATTTGATAAATGACTCCACATCTATTTCAAATGCCTTAATGGGTATGACTTCTAAAACAGGAGATGACGGACAAGAGATTTTTCTTAAATATTCATACGGAATACAAAACTTACCATTCTTTTTTAGACCAGTTGTTAAGGGTAAAATTGACGACAGAAACAAAATGGATTTTGGTAAGCCATCAGATAATACTCGCGATGCTAAAAAGAAAAGAGATACCTCAACAGATGACTACCTAAATACAAAAGTAGATTGGAGAAATTCAACTACACTTGCTTATGACTCTACAAAATTAGTAAGATATTTTTGTGATGAATCCGGAAAACGTGAGCGACCTCAAAATATGATTGACCATTGGAACAACATTAAACCTACTATGATTCAAGGAGGTAGAGTTGTTGGTAAAACTATTATGGGTTCAACATTAAATCCAAGAGATAAAGGTGGTGAAGAATTTATCACATTGTATTATGGTTCCGATGTAAGAAAACGTAATGCTAATGGAAGAACTCCAACAGGATTGTATTCATTTTTTCTACCTGCTCATAAAAACTACGAAGAGTTTACGGATAAATACGGAGTATGTCATGAATTTTTACAACCAGGGGAATTTTTCTACAATGCAAAAGGAGTAAAAAAAACAATAGGCTCACTTCAATATTTAGAATCAGAGTTTAAGTCAGCAAAAACAATGGGTGGAAAAGCCTACAACAATGCACGAAGACTTGACCCAATAACTATTGACGATGCTTTTAGAGATGAAATGGCTTCTCAGTTACTTGATATTGAGAAAATTAATAGTCAGCTAAAATACAACAGAGAAAATAATATTCAACATACTTTAGTTCGCGGAAACTTTGAGTGGAAAGATGGTATTGTTGATTCAGAAGTTGTATGGAAACCAAAAGAAGATGGAAGATTTTTAATATCTTGGTTTCCTCCAAAAGAAATGCGAAATAGACACGAGAGAAAGCCTGTTTTTGGAATGATGACCAAATGTCCTGTAAATGATTTTGGAGCGTTTGGAGTCGATTCTTATGACCAAGATGGAGTTGTTGACGCTAAGTTAGTAGCTACCGAAAACGGACAAGAGTTTAATCTTGGTTCAAAAGGTTCAATACATGGCGCATGCGGATTTAATCTAGGAGATATTCCAAGTAATTATTTCTTTTTAGAATATTTAGCGCGACCAAAAACCGCTGAGATATTTTTCGAAGATGTACTTATGGCTTGTGTATTCTATTCACTTCCAGCGCTTATTGAAAATAACAAGAAAATGCTATTGGAACATTTTTATAGAAGAGGTTATCGAGGATTTTCAATAACTCGTTTCGATAAAGATATGAACCGACTTTCACCTGATGAAAAAAAATATGGCGGTGTACCGAATAGTGGACCAGACATTATTCAAAAACATTGGACTTCTCTAGAGAAATATGTAAATAATTTTGTCGGAGAATATACTTGTGAAGAAGGAGAAGTTCCGGTAAGAGAAATTGGAGAGATTGGAAGTATGCCTTTTAATCGAACTTTGAGTGATTGGTTAAAATTTGATATTCAAAATAGAACTAAATTTGACGCTTCTATTAGTTCAGGTTTAGCATTAATGGCAATAAATCGTGAGATGTATAGACCTAAACAAGAAAGAAAAACTGTAACTTTGCAACTAAAAAGATATAAAAATTAATTTTTTTGTGTAATTTTACACTAAAATCAAGACACACAACATTTTATAATTCATATAAAGCATGAATAACAACGATAATCCAGGTATTAAATTACAATCAGGATGCCAATTCCCAAGTCAATTAGATTCATTTGATATAAAAGTTACTGATGAATTTGGATTGTCGGTTGCAAGAGCGATTGAAAGCGAATGGTTTTCAAGATATAACAATGGGTCTAGCGATTGTAGATTCTATACACAAAAAGAGCAATTCATAGAAAGAAGAGTTTATGCAAAAGGATTACAATCAATGGCTAAGTACAAAAAACAACTTGGCGCCAATGGTGATTTGTCATTTTTAAATCTTTCTACAAAACCAATTTCTATTATTCCGAAATTAGTAAACGTTGTTGCTAATGGTATGGCTAATAGAGATTATTCAATTAGAGCATTTGCTATTGACCCTATATCTTCTGAAAACAGAATGTCATATAGAAATCAAGTAGAAACTGATATGTTAGCAAAAGACTTATTGGTGAAAGCAAAAGAAACTCTTGGAGTTGATATTGCATCTATGCCGATAGATAAACTTCCTGAAACAAATGACGAGTTAGATTTACACATGCAGTTGGAATATAAGCAGTCTATTGAAATTTCAGAAGAGCTTGCTATTGAAACTGTATTCCAAGAAAACAAATACAATGACGTTCTTGAAAGAAAACTTCAAAAAGATTTAACTATCTTAGGAGTTGGTTGGTTAAAAAACAGATTTGTAAAAGATAGAGGAATTTTAGTAGAATGGGTTGACCCTGAAAATAAAATTCAATCCTATACTGAAGACCCATATTTCTCAGATTGTTTTTACCATGGTGAATTTAAAACCGTATTAATCTCTGATGTACTTGTTGAATACCCATTTCTTAATAATCCAGAAAATGAAGGTTTAAGAAAACAATTGGAATTCTCAGGAAACAATTGGTGGAATTATCACAAAATTACAAATGACGAAAGATTAAAAGGAACTACAAATCTTTTATACTTCACATATAAAACTACAAGAGAAATTGCCAACAAGATTAAAAATAAAAAGAATGGTGGCAAAACAGTTGTTCCTACAATCTACAAAAGTGGTCAAGCCAAAAGAGATGATTTTAGAATAGCTAAAGCAGGTGCGGAAGAAGTTTTATTTGAAGGAGTTTACGTTTTAGGTACTGATATTTTATTGAAATGGGAAGTTTCAGAAAGCATGAGTCGCCCAAAATCTAATAAAGAAAAGGTAATCGACCAATTTATTGGCGTTGCTCCTGAAAGAGAAAAAGGCTACATAGATTCATTAGTAGCTAGAATGATTCCAATCGAAGACAAACTTAATGTCATCGAATTAAAAGCTGACCAAATCATTCAAAGAATAACCCCTGACGGTTACAAAATTGATATTGACGCATTAGCTGAACTTGATTTAGGTGACGGAAAAGCATTATCTCCATTGGAGCATTTAGATATGTTATTCCAAACTGGTTCCGTATTTGTGAGAAGTTATGGATCAGGTGGTGATTTTAACTATGCAAAAGAACCAATTACAGAATTAAGAACTGGAGATTCTTTAAACAAACTTCAAGCATTACAAAATATTCGCGAAACATATCTAAACTTAATGCGCGATGTTATCGGACTAAACAAAGCTAGTGATGCTTCAAGTCCAGATAAAGACTCATTAGTTGGTTTACAAAAAATGGCTGCATTAAATTCTAATACAGCTACAAGACATATTTTAGATGCGAGTAACTTTATAACTAAATCTGTTGCAGAAGCACTTACTTATAGAATTGCTGACTTACTAAAATTCTCGGATTTAAAAGAAGATTTTGCAAGAAAAATTGGAGCTACTGCAGTTAAGGATTTAGAATACATTAAAGACCTTCATTTACACGACTTTGCTATATTCTTAGACTTAGCTCCAGACGATGAAGAAAAAGCTAGATTAGAAGCTGATTTAAGTATTGAAATTCAAGCAGGAACTTTAGGAACTGAAGACAAGCAACGTATTCTTAGAATAAAGAATATGAAAATGGCTACTGAGTACATGGCTATTCTGAAAAGAAAACGAATGAAAGAGCAAGAAGAAAGAAAAGCTCGTGAATTTGAAATGCAAACTCAAAGTAATATCCAATCAGCACAAGCAGCCGAACAAGCAAAACAACAAACTTCTCAAATGGAAGCAATGGTTAAGGCTAAAATTCAAGAGATGATTGCTAGCGGTGAAATTCAAAAAGAACAAATCAGAGGTGAAGAAGACCGAAAAACCCTTGAATTAGAATACAATAGAAAAATCGAACTTCAATATGTAATCAATAGCGGTCAAGTCCAAAAAACTCAAACTCAAGAAGACAGAAAAGATGAGCGAACAAAAATTCAAGCCACTCAACAATCTGAACTAATTGACCAAAGAGCAAAAGATAAAGAACCGAAAGATTTTGAAGCAGAAAGCAGAGAAACAACAGTATTTGACACATCAAACTTATAAAACTTAGATAAAATGGTACAACCAAACAAAGACAAAAAGAAACCTAACGGAACTCCTGTAGCAGGAACATCCAAACAAGCAACTGGAATTGAATTATCAGACCAAGAGTTTAAAAGATTAGAAAAAGAAAAAGCAGCTATTTCAGATCCAAAAAACAAAGAAAACATAAAAGTTCTTTATGGTTCAGAAAGAAGTAAAAAAAGCGGAGAGTTTGAAGCTAAAAAATACGAAAAAGTTTACATCAAAGGTGACAGAGCAAAAGGTGTAAAAAGTAAAGTTGTAGATGGAAGTGGTAAAGTAATCTCAGAAGAACTTGCTGATAGCGATAAAGACAAGGAAAACGAAAGAATCTACAATAGAGATAAAAAAGCAACTGAAAAAGCAAGAGAATACAATACAGATTACTTAAACTTTAAAGAATCTGGAAAAGAAGGGAAAACTGCGGAAGAAAGAAGAAAGCAGCAAGAGTTTAGAGACGAACAACAAGCTAAGTTGAGAGATGATAAAATAAAAGCACAAGCCGATCTTGCAGCAGCTAAAACAAAAAAAGGAGGGTATTAATCCTCCTTTTTTTTATATACTAAAAAATCATTTTCATTTGTCATAAGATAAACAACAACAAAACCTTCTCCAAAATCTTTTTTAAAAATAGTTTTTGTTTTAGAACCGCTTTTAACAATATATTGTACCGATTCTGAATCTTTAAAAATATCAATGATTTTGTATTTTTCTTTTGAAACACCAATATCAAAAACAATATAATCTGATTCAATGTAAATTTTTGAGTTTGCTAATGTTTCAAAACAATCTTTTGTGTTTTTACTTTTATCATACTTATAATAACAAAGAGTCTCTACGTTTTCCAATAACATTTGAGAAAATGAAAACATCGGAAATAAAACGAATAATAAGATTAATTTTTTCATGATAAATGGATTTAATTGATTAATATTCCAAATTTATATAAAAAAATAATACCAATTCAAAAAAAAATTCTATTTTTGTATAGAAAATCATTATTTTAATTTAATCTAAATAACATGGCAGACGAATTTAATTCAGAATCTACCGAAAACACTAACGAAAATAAAGAACAACAAACTCCTGCATTCGTTGTAAGAGAAGTTACTGAAAGTGATAATAATAGTGTTGTAGAAAATGTATTTGAGCAAAACTCAAGCGAATCGACGGAAAATTCAAATGAAAACGAAGTAATTGAAAATGCAGACAATCAGAATGAAGATACTGATAATGAAAATTACTACGAAGAATTAGATGAAGAGTTAGCTTTTAACTATCTTAAACAGAAAAAAGGTTTAGATGCAGAATCATTAGAAGACCTTTTGGCTTCAAAAGAAGGTAAAAAACTTACTCCAGAGGTTGAAAAATTTTTAGAGTTCCAAGAAAAAACAGGTAACGCAAATTACAATGATTTCTTAGATACTCAAAGAGATTGGAAAGCCGAAGACCCAAATAACGTTCTTAGAGAAATGTTGCGTATTGAAAACCCAACATTAACAGATAAAGAAATTGATTTCCTATTCAAAGAAAACTATACTTTCGACGAAGAATATGCCGAAGAAAGTGAGCAGATGAGAAAAGGAATCAGACAAAAAACTGATTTACAAAAAGCATACGACTTGCTAGAAAAACGTAAAGAGGAATACATGGTTCACAGAGGTTCTGATGAATTAATTCCAGAAGACTATAAGCAAGCCAAAACTATTGTAGAGAAGTTACAACAAGAGCAATTAGCTAATGAAAAGTTTTTCGAGGACAGAAGAAATGAATTCGTTCATTTAACAGACTCAGTATTAAACGATAGATTTGAAGGTTTCAAAACTAAAATCGGTAATCAAGAGTTTGTAATCAAACCTGATAACATTCAAGAAACTAAAAATGCTCAAATGGATATTTCAAATATCCAAAGAAAGTTCTTCGACAACAACGACAAACTGATAGACCCAGAAGGGTATCACAAAGCACTTTACTTCGCCAACAATGCCGATAAAGTTGCTGAACATTATTTCAACCTTGGAAAAGCACATTTTGCTGAAGAGCAGGAGAGATTGTCTAAGAATATACCAGGTCAAGGAATAAGACAAGTTGATACATCTAAAGGAACTCAGAAATTTGTTGTTAGAGAAGTTAAAGATTAAAAAAACCTTAACTTAAAAATTAAAAAATTATGGCTTTAGCAACAAGTCCTGGAGTAATTTTTACTCCTTCTGCAACAAAAGTTCCTACTCCATTAAACTATTTGGGGTCTGATGACTTTGATTTCTTAAATCAGTACATGCCTGAATTGTACAACAAAATCCACGACAGATTTGGTTCGCAAGACGTAACAGGTATGTTAGAAATGATGGGCAAAGAAATGCCTTTCCAATCTGATAATATTAAATGGACTGAGGAAGGTCGTTTGACTCAACTTGGAACAGGCGTAACTCGCTCTTCTAATGTATTTACATTAAACGATCACACATTTAGACCAAACGAAACTATTGTAGTTCACAATGCAGATGGTTCTGTTGAACGTTATGGATTAATTACCGAAGTAACTACTAACACATTTACTGCATTATGTGGACACGCTTCTGGATGGACTGCTGTTGGAACTACCGCTTTAAAAGTTTATGCTGACTCTAACGAGTTTAAGAAAAAAACTGATGGTATGTCTCAATCTTTAAATAGTCAAGTTGAACATTTTGAGCAAACTCCTGTAATCATTAAAGATATGGTTGACGAATCAGGTTCAAACTTAGCTCAAATTACTTGGTTAGAAATTACTGATTCTAATGGCGGTACAGGTTATGTATGGTACTTCAAAAATTACAAAGACACAGAGAAACGTTTCAAAAACGCTATTGAGTCTAAATTAATTAGAGGTAAACGTTGGGCAGGCGATTTAGCTGCTGCTGGATATGGTGGTACTAAAGGTTTATTTGATTACGCTGCAGGTGGTAACTTATTTGAAGGCCCTGCTACTGACTTAGAAGATTTCGATTCAATTATCGAAAGATTAAATGCTCAGGGTATGATTTCTCAAAACTATTTATACAACACAACTGCTCAAGGATTAGCTATTGATGACTTCTTAAAACAAGAGCAAGTAACAGGTTTATCTTGGGGTGCATTCAACAACGATAAAGACATGGCTCTTAACTTAGAGTTCAAAGGATTCCATAGAGGTGGTTACGAATTCTATAAATCTCGTTGGAGATTCTTAGATGAGCCGACTGCTGAAGGATCTAACGTTGGAGCTTCTAAAGTACATGCTGTTTTATTACCATCAGGGTCTAAAAGAGTTTATGATGTAATCAAAGGAGAAGCTGCTACTCAGCCAATGGTTCACGTTCGTTATAGAGCAAACAACAAAACAAACCGTAAATACAAGATGAGTGTCACCGGATTTGAAATTGGTAACTCTACAATCGACGAATTAAGAACTGACTTCTTAACAGAAAGAGCGTTAGTTGTTCTTGGAGCAAATAATACAATGCTTTTCAAAGGATAAGCAAAGTAATCCAAATATTAAAACCACTCATTAATTTGAGTGGTTTTTTTATACATTAAAAAAAAACACTATCTTTGATTATTATTTTTAATCAATCTAATTAAATTCAAGTAAAATGGCAAAAGGATTCACTCCAATTAAATTGGACCCGAACGAAGCTATGCAAAAGGCTTCAGAAGAAAAAATTGAAACTACTAATGTAGTTATAGAAGAAAATGTTCAACAAGAACAAGAACCAACAGTTCCATTAAGTATGGTTCAAGAACTTGTAAAACAACAAGTAGCAGAAGCATTAAAATCTCAAGTTCCTGTTGTTGAAACTCCAAAACCAATCAACTACCAAGCAAAGGTAGATAGTATTGATGAAATTCCAGGATTAGAAAACTTTGAGTACAAAGACAGAATTTACATTGCAATCGACGGTGAAAAAGCTCCATCTGTAGGAATCAGAAGTAAGCACAAAAAATTATCACCATTGCAATGGACAAATCCGGTTACAAAAGTTGTTCATTCATTACGCTATTCTTCTAATCAGCCAAGTATTTTTGCTGACAAACAAACAGGAGATGTGCTTACAGAGCATATCATTATGAAGAAAGGAGTACTTCGAGTGAGTAAAGACCAAACAACTTTACAAAAATTCTTAGCAATTCACCCTGATAACGGAACTCGTTTCAAGGAATTAGACGAAGCAATGGAAAGTAAAAAAGTTGTGGACCAAGAAGAAATCTTATTCGAAGCACAAAAACTTTCAAGAGAAATTGATTCTATTCAATTAGATGCTGCAGCAAGATTAATTTGTGCAGGATATTCTGAGCAATGGGATCCGTACACTTTAAAGAAAGAAGTTTTTGCTGAGGTAAAAAGAAATCCAGAAAGATTCATTCAAATTGCAAGCGACCCTTCTTTAAAAGTAAAAGGAGTTATCAAAACTGCCTTAGGAAGAGGGTATATTGCATACCGAAACTACAAATATTACGATGGCAACAACCAATTAATCTTAGAAGTAGGAAGAAACGACAACGAGATTGATGCTATGTCACAATACATGGGAACAAACGAAGGTCGTAGATTATACGAATATTTGTTGCAAGCTGTTAGTTAGTAACTAAATATTTAAAAGTAAAAAATGCGAGATTTATTTTATTTCTCGCATTTTTATTTTATATTTGAACAACTTTAAAATTTAATACAATGACAAAAGGAGAAGAAATTATTGGAAAATTCAACTCAGAAAACAGAACTGATGTTGACAGAATAAAAGAAAAAGCTATTGAATTAGTTGATTTAATAGAAGAACTTGGGAAAGACCCAAGAAGAAAAGCTACTGCTATTACAGATATTGAAAAAGGAACAATGATGGCTGTAAAATCATTGTTTTAATTTAAAAAATAAATAAAACATAAAAACCGCTACTCTTAATTGAATAGCGGTTTTTCTATTGTAATAAATTAACTTTTAATACAATACGTGTTTAATTTTTTTTATCTTTGTTGTAAAATATTACGCTATGATTAGTATTAACACAGTCAGAAATACGGTTTTACAACTATTAAACAAAAACAACAGAGGGTATATTACCCCTGAAGAGTTTAATAATTTTTGTAAAATGGCACAATTAGCTATTTTTGAAGACCTTTTCTATAAATACAACAAGTTTGTTTCCTTGCAAAATAGAAGAGCTACAAACTCGGAATATGCAAACTTACCTAAAATCATTCAAGAACAAATCGATACATTTTCTGCTTATTCTACAGTAGCAAATTTTACTTACGATAGTTTGACTAACTTATGGACTTTTACCGGAAATGATTTTTACAGAACCGAAAACATTTCTTTGGTGACAAAAGCAAATGGCGTTAAAAAAGATGTTGAAATTTTGAATAAATCTGAGCTAAACAACATGATTAATTCAAACATGGTAGCTCCAACAATAACTTATCCTGCATACATTAAAATTGGAGAGCAATACAGATTATTTCCAACAGTAGATACTGATGATTATTATTTAGAATTATTCTACATAAGAAAACCAAAAGACCCAAAATGGACTTACATAAATGTTAGCGGAAATCCTGTTTACAATGCGTCAGCATCAGATAAACAAGATATTGAACTATCAGAAAGTTTATTTGAGGAACTTGTAGTAAAGGTTATGTTTTATTGTGGGGTTTCAATAAGAGAGCAAGATGTCGTTCAAGTAGCGACAAACGAAGAAATAAAAAACGATCAAAAACAAAACTAATAAGTTATGAGTTCATTAAACCCACAAGTTTATTACGAAAACGAAGAAAATCATGGAAATTTCCAATACGAAACATTGGAAAACATGGTAAACAATTATACTCAAAACTTTACAGGTGATAGTTCTGTATTAGGAATTGTACCAAGAAGGCAAGTTTTGTTTTGGATGAAAAAAGGTATTCAACAATTCACTTTTGATGCATTAAAAGAAGTGAAAGCAGTTGAACTAGAACTTGGTGAAGATTTAAGCATTATTATGCCACCAGATTACGTTCAGTACGTTAGAATCTCTTGGTTAGACAAAACAACAGGTCAATTTAGACCAATGTCTGAAAATAGAAGAATGGCTATTGCTACTGCTTACTTGCAAGACCATGAAGCTAAAATACTATTTGACAACCAAGGAAATATCTTAGAAGGAACTTCGGCTTCTGAATTAATTCATAGTGAGCAAGTAAATAACGCAGTAAATGATTACTGTTTATGTGATGACCAAAAATGGAGTTTAGACACTACCAAAAATGGCAATGGGGATTTCAACATCGATAAGCGTGCCGGTAAAATTAGATTTAGTTCCGATAATGCAGAAAGAATAATTATTCTAGAATATATTTCAGACGGATTGGAATATTCTAATGAAAGTGATATTAAGGTAAATAAAATGGCTGAAATGGCTTTATATGCTTATGTTACATGGAATTTATCTTCATTAAAAATCGGTATTCAAGAATACATAGTTAATCGCTATAAAAAAGATTTTGACACCAAGTTTAGAAATTGCAAGATTAAAATGATGAATTTAAGAGTTTCAGAAGTAGCATTAATGCTTCAGGGACAAAAACGATGGATTAGATAACAACAACACAACATGGCTAAAATACAAAATAACTTTACTAAAGGAATAGTAAACAAGGATCTTGACGAAAGAATAACCCCTTCTGACATGTTAATAGATGCTGAGAACTTTGTAGTTACCACATCTGATAATTCAGGTGCAGGAGTTGGCAAAAATGTTCCTGGAAATATTAAAAAAACAAATTATAATATTTCAGGAGCAAAAACTATTGGAAAAGGCACTAATCCTTCTCAAGAAAAAGTTTACAACTTCGTAAAAGGAACAAACCATGATTACCTTATAGAGTACAACGTAGAAACAAACACATCTGAAATTGTACTTCAAGCAACAACAGGAGGAGTTCTTAACTTTCAATCGGGAGAAAGAATAACTAATGTTGATATTGTTTCTAGTGGAGAAGAGGGCGGTGATTTAATTGCTTGGTCAGGAGATAGTAATCCACCTAGAATTGTAAATATAGAAAGAGCTAAAACTTGGGCAATAGACGGATTTACGGAAGATGAAATTTCAGTAATGAAACCAAGTCCTATTTTTGCTCCAAATTTAGTTTTAACAACAAGTGTTGATGGTGTAGAAAATAATTTCTTAAAAGATAAATTTATTTGCTTTGCTTATAGATACAAATACAAAGATGGATTTTACTCTGCACCAAGTTCATGGACAAAAATTGCTTTTGAACCAAGTAGTTTTGCTTTAGATTACCAGACATACGAAAATAATGGAATGCTTAATTTATCAAATGCAGCAGATATTTCATTTAATGTTGGACCTAGAGATGTTGAAGCTGTAGAATTATTGTATAGAGAAAGCAATAATACTACGGTTTACGTAATTGAAAGTTTTAATAAAGAAGCACAATCTTGGACTGATTCTTCTACACAAACTTTTCAGTTTAGTAAAAGTAAAATATTTAAAGTATTACCCGAAGATCAATTTTTTAGAAACTTCGACAATGTTCCTTTATCATCTGTTAGTCAAACAATGATTGGGAACAGATTAGCTTATGCTAATTATATAGAAGGATATGATATTGACCAAGTTATTGATTTTGATGTAGAAATAGTGTCAACGGAGCCTTATTTAAGTTCTGTTATTGGAGAGGGATCTAATTTTATTGACGCAGTAGATTACTCTAATTTAGTAGATTTTGAAGAAGGTGTTCCGGATGGAGGGTCTTCTCCTATTGACCAAATGGATTACGCTACAAATACTGTTGTTGTAAATTTAGCATCAGCAGGAGGTGATAATGCTCAATTTATAGTAGATATAACTCCTAAGGCTGAATTTTCATCAGTATTATATTCTGTATATTTAAAAGAAGGTGCTACTGTTTTAGATTCATTAATAGATGTTTCTGGAAATAACACACTATCATATTCTACTACAACAAATAAAAATGTAACTCTTTTTGTTGTCTCTGATGAAGGATTAATATATGAGTCAAAACTAAATTACAATATTACACTTTTACTAGGTACTATTTCAAAATACGATTATTTCGCTTACCATCAATTATCATTCCCTAAATCAACAGGATATGGAGCCACATTAGTAGGAGATACTATTATAAAAACTTTAGCAGAATATGATATGACTAATTTTGATTACTCTCCAGGTAATCAAATTAGAATTAATTTTGAATTACAATCATCATTAGTTCAAGCAATAATTCCTTCCGTTACATTTTTTTATAATCTTACAGATAGTTATACAGATTTATCTGATTTCTTAACTAATTCTGATTTTAAACAACAATTAGAAGAGCCTTTCTCTGAGAATTTTAGAGTAAATGAAATTAGTAATGAAGGGACACTTGTATCTTTTCAAGAGTTTTTAGTATCGAGTAGTGGCGAAACATTAAAGATAAGAACTCCAAAAGTAGTTTACAATGTAACAGAACCATCTACAATTGTTGATAACAAAAACGAGTTTTTCTTAATAAACGAAACAGAAGTTCAGTTAATATCAAACACATCTTTTTCAAGTCTTCATAGTAATAGAGATTATGAGGTTTGCATGTTTTATTTAGACACAAAAGGAAGAAAAACAACATCTTTAGTTTGCCCAACAAACACAGTTTATATTCCTGCAGACAAATCTGTTACCGTAAACAAATTAAAAATAACTTTAAACCATTTACCTCCATCATTTGCTAAATACTATAAATTTGGAATTAAGCAAGTAAAAAAGGAATACGAAACTATTTATGGTAATCAAGTATATAAAGATGGCATTTACAGATGGATTAAACTTGTTGGAGAAAATAAAAATAAAGTAAAAGAAGGAGATTTACTTACTCTAAAATCTGATTATTCAGGACCTCTTAATCAAGTCGTAAAAGTTAAAGTACTAGATGTCGTAAATAATGACAGAGATTTTATACTTGGTAATGAAACTGCAACAGGTGATGATTTAATAGAGGAGCAAGGATTGTATTTCAAAATAAAGCAAGGTCCTTTTAATATAAATATTGACCAAGATTCGTTTAGAAGTTTTGAAGGGTATGGAAAAAGAAGATACGCTACAAGAAGCTTTGTTACTACAGATCCTGTATTTGGTGAAATAGATGGAACAGGAACATTTGTTCCATACGAAATTAAAGCAGGTACTCAAATTAGATTTTTTGTAGATATAAAAGCATTTGGAAGTATTGAATTTCAGCATACTTTTGAAACAACTGTATTTGCTCAAGAAGATTATTTAAGTGTAAAAGATTGGTGGGATTCTGAGATAGCTATATTAGATTCATGGAATAATTATCAAGCCGACTACCTAAGAGACTATCAATTCACTTTAGATGGGAAGCAATTTCAAGTAAAACCATGGAGAGACGGAACGGCAACTAGAGATATTATAACTACGGTTATTTTTGATGTTAATTTTTCTGGAGGTACATTAGTTTTTGAAACAGAACCAATAGAAGTTTTAAACACTCCTTTTTTTGAAACACCAGAAACATATACTATCACAGATGGTGAACATCAATCAACACAACACATATTGCAAAACGCTTTTAATTGTTTTACTTTTGGAAATGGGGTAGAAAGTTTTAAAATACAAGATTCATTTATTGGAAAGACTTTTAGCATTGATTCAAATCCAAGTGCTGTAGATGAAGAAGGATATAAAAGAATAAATAGATTTGCTGATATTACATATTCTGGAATTTTCAATGCAAACTCAAACGTAAACAAATTAAACGAATTCAATCTATCTTTAGCAAATTATAAAGACGACATTGAAAAAGCGTATGGTCCTATTATGAAAATAAAAGGACAAGATACCAATCTAGAAGTATTTCAAGAAGATAAATGTAGCGTTGTATTTTACGGAAAAGATTTGCTTTACAATGCCGATGGGACAAGCAATCTTTCAAGAATAGAAGATGTTTTAGGGCAACAAAAAACATACGTAGGTGAGTATGGAATTTCTTTTCACCCTGATAGTTTTGACGACTATGCTTCAAACTCTTACTTTACTGATGTAAAAAGAGGAGTTGTTATGCGTAAAAACGATTCTAATGGATTACAAGAAATTTCTTTTTATGGAATGAGAGATTATTTTAAAAAGTTATTTCGAGATAACGTAGTAAATCATATTAACGGAAAATACGATCAATTTTATGATTATTATATTCTAAATATTCAATATAACAATACGCAATATGTAACATGGATTTATAGCGACAAAGATAACGGATGGATGAGTAGATTAACTTTTAATCCAGAAGATATGATTAGAATTAATAATCACTTCATATCGTTTAAAAATGGCGAAATATACTTGCATAATCAAAATAATATTTTCAATACTTTTTATGGTGTAGAAAGTCCAAGTAAATTCTCATTTAACTTTAGTCAAGACCCAAGTTCAAGAAAAAATTTTAGAGCAATTAGCCAAGAAGGGACTGATGCGTGGGGAGTTACTTTAAATACGGATTTAGATAGTGGCTACATAAATAAAGTGGATTTTGAGAAGAAAGAAGGTGTTTTTTACGCATACATTAGAAACTCAAACGAAAATATTGATAGCTCATTGTTAAGTTGTCAAGGAATTGGAATCAGTACAGTATCAGGACTTACTCTAAACTTTAGTTTTGAATTAGAATCAGTGATTTCTGTTGGAGACCAAATAAGAAATGCTAATTTAGAGTTAGTTGGAACTATAGTTTCTAAAACAAGCAATAGCTTGACTTTAAACACAATGAATAATATTGGTGCAACAGACTTTGTTTTATGCTCAAAACCACAAAGTATTGAGAATCAAAGCATGCTTGGGTATTACATGAAAGCTACGTTAGAATTAACAAAAAATACTTATGCTGAAATTTTTGCTGTAAATTGCGAAGTAGCTAAGAGTTATGAATAGAAAATTTCTTATATTTGTCTTATGAAATTCATTGTAAAAAAACATAGCACAGAAGAAGTTTACGAAACAATGTGTTCGTTTTGGGATATGCATAAATTTCCAAGAGTAGATTTATCATATTTACCTCAGAATACATTCATTGTTTACATGGAAGAAATTCCAATTTACTCAATGTGTTTTTATTTTACTGATGCAAAAGGATTAGCTTGGATTGCTTGGCAAATTTCTAATAAAAATGTTCCATTCAAAAAAAGAGACGGAGCATTAGCTATTCTTTTAAATCATATTGAAAATTACGCTAAGAAAAAAGGTGTTAAAATGATAATCACAACTTCTAATACCGAACCTGTAGTTGAGGTATTAACAAAGTCAGGTTTTAAAGTTGCGGATCAAAATATTAATCAATACATAAAAGCATTATAATATGGCAAGTGCAGCAGCAGGAGCATTAGGCGCAGGAGTTGGAATATACCAAACAATCCAAGGCGCAAAGCAAGCGAGAGACGCTAAAAATGCTCTTGAAAATTACCAAAGACAAGAACTTTCAAACGTAGCAGAAGGAATGCAAGTTTCTACTTTAGGTTCCGATATTCAAAAAGAAGAGCAAGCAAGATTAGCTTCTGCTCAAATTGATGCTTTACAAGGAGCAGGAGCAAGAGGTATTATTGGAGGATTAGGTAGAGTTGAAGCAGGAAACCAAGCTGTAAATAGACAAATTGGTGCTGATTTAGATATGCAACAAAAACAAATCGACCAAGTAAGAGCGCAAGACGAAGCAAGAATTCGTGATATGCAAGAAAATAGAGAGCAAGCTGATATTTCTGCTTTATCTTCTCAATACAATACAGGTCAACAAAATATGATGTCTGGTCTTGGAAATGCTATTGCAGGTACAGGTCAGGCTATAACAGGGTTTTCAGGCGCAGGTAAAACAACAACTCCTACAAGCGGAAATTCAAATACTTTTCAAGCAAATAAGATAGAATACAATCCTAATCTTTTTAATAAATAATTATGTCAGCGATTGGAAGAACCGGAAGTTTTGCTACCACACAAGCACCACAGGACAATATATTACAATCAATGCAATATGTTGACCAACTTGACTATAGAGCAAAGCAAAATAAAGCATTAGCTGATGAAGCAAAAGCTAAAAAAGATGCTGAAAACCTAAAAGAGATTGATGATTATAGAAACAAATTTGGTGTAAACTTAACAGGAAACCAAAGTGTTAATGATTTAGTTATACCTTATGCTTCTCAAGCAAGAGATAAAGCTGCTGATTTAACAAAAAGAATTCAATTATCAAGTAATAACCAAGAAAAAGCTCAGTTAATGGCTGAAAGAAACAGAATTGTTCAGTCATTTGATGTATTAAAACAAGTTCCCGATGTTTTAAATGCTAAAGCTAAAGAAATTGCAGATGGTGTTGAAAAAGGAAAATATAATGAAAGAGATGTAGATGCTGTTCAAGAAGTTTTAGGTCAAATTGAAACAGGAAAAGCTCATTTATACGTTGACGATAATGGTCAAGCTAGAATTACTACTTTTAAAACTGACGAAAACGGAAACCCAACAGGTATTATTGAAAAAGAACAAACTATTGTTGAACTTATAAACTCAGCTACTCCATACTTAAAGCCAACTTATGATATAAATGGTGGTATTGCCGAGCAGTTTACCTCACAAGTAAAACTTGACGAAACTGAAATTCAAAAAGGGTTCACAACAATTACTCAACAACAATTATCTGACAGAGTAAAACAACAAGCAAAGAAAAAAGGTCAAGAAGTAGCTACTATTGATTCAGAAGTTTACGAGTTATGGCAAAGAATGGGTAATGAACCTAAACGAAAATTTACTGAAGAAGACAGACAAAAAGTGGCAAAATACGTGGAAGATGATTTACTTGCTAGATACAACACTACGTATAAAAAAGAAATCGATCAATCTGGAATTTTAGCTCAACAAAAATTTGCTGAAGAAAAGAAAAAAGAAGCAATTCAAAAAACTATTGCGAAGTACACAGCCATTAAAGACGAAGCAACAGGCGTAAGACTTAATACTAAAAATGAAAATATTATTGCTTTTGGAGAAAAACAATTACCATTTAAAAACTTAGGAGGTTCTAAATCGGGATTAAATTCAGGCTACATTACTTCGTTTGTATTACAAGACAATGGTGATATTGCTGTAACAGGAAAAGCATTGATTGATAAAGGTCAGAAATTTAAAGTTGGTGGGAAATCAGTAGGATTAAATGATTTATTTGCTTTAAGTGAAGATAATACAAACCCACAACTTCAACAAGAAGCACAAGCAGCATTAGATAGTTACAGCACAGCAGCTAATTATCAAACAATTGTCAGAAGACCTTCTGGTGACGAACTAGGTCAGCTTTCAGCACAAGCAGGTTATCAATCTGTAGGTGAATTAGAAGCTGAATTAAAGAAAATAAATAATAATCCAAAACCTGCTGCTAAGAAATCAGGTGTTAAATGGAAATAAAAACAAAGTAATATGTTAGGACAAGAGCCAAAAAATAGCACAACAAATCCTGAATTACAAAAATACTATAAGTATTTAAGAGACAACAATGCAGATGTACCACCTACATATAGTTCTTTTGAGAACACTTTAAAAGACCCTAAGTCAGCTCAAGGATATTATGATTATTTGAAAAAGAATAATTTTGATGCCCCTGAAACTTTTGACAGTTTCCAATCTACTTTTAGCTTAAAAAAAAAAGATTCTACATCAACATCTACTACAAGTGGGAAAAGTTCGGCTTCGGGACAGAAAGTTGGTTCTTCGGGTACTCAAGAGTTTGAGTTAAAACCTGTATTTGATGAGCGTGGTCGCCAAGTAAAAATCAAAAACGAAAAAGGAGAACTTGTTCCTTATATGGAAAAAGTTCCAAAAGGATTTGCTAGTTCTACTGAGGAGCGAGAAATTGTTCGTGAAGAGCAAAAGAAAAAAGCTTTAAAACCAATTATTCCTAGTGCAAATCTAAAACAATACAAGGAAGCTACTAAAATTACAGATGAAGAAAAATCTACTTTACAACAAGAAGTAGAAGACGAATTCAATCAGCAAGGTATTTGGAATGGAATGAAAACCGGAATGAAAAAAGGTTTTAATACATTAGCAAATGTCGTTACTACTATTGGTACTTTTGGTAGCGAAACCGAAGCACCTATTCAAATGGAAGTTGATCCGTTTGCTAAAGAGAAAAAGCAAGCAAAAGAAGAATTAGTAGCTGAAAAAAAAGCTGTTACACCTCAAGCTATTACAGAAAGAGCAAAACAAATAAAAATTCAAAACAGATTAGATGGATTGAAAGTTGACAAAAACAACGAATACTTATCTAATCTTCCTGAAGAAGAAGTAAAAGCATTAAACCTTGAAAAAGTTCGCGAATACAAAACTCTTGGTGATAAAGAAAAGTATATTGCAACTAAATCCGAATTACTTAAAAATGATTTTGACAAAGAAGTAAAAGACTTAACTGTTGCAAGAGCTATCTTAGAAAAAAACAAGAAAGAAGGTGTTGTTCCAAATGAGAACTTAATCAATTTTGCTATTGAAAAACAAGAAAGCGTAAAAAATAAATTAGCCGAAGCAGAAGAACTTGAGAAAGAATACCTTGCTTCAAAAGATAATATTGGAACCGCAGAAGAAGAAATCGATTTCTTAAAGAGAAATTACGACACTACTGATAAAGTTACCACATTAGCTAAACTTGGCTTAGGAGATTTATGGAACTCAGTATCTAACAAACTTCCTTTAATGGTTTCTGATTTAGATGAAGCTATTTTTGAACCATTACGACCAGGAAGTTCAGAAGGTGTTTTATCAGAAGAAGAGCGCCAAGCATTAATCGATAAATCTATTGATTGGGAAACCGCAAAAGAATTAGCTAAATCAGGAGTTAAAAGAGATGTGGATTTTGACAATTTAAATGTAGATAACTTCGGGCAATTTTTTGCTCAAGAACTAGGAACGCAATTACCAATATTTGCTCAAATGGCAATGCCAGGTGGAATTGTTTCTATTGGAATGACTTCTACTTTTGACAAGTACGGAAGAATGGAACAAGAAAGCAATAATATTGCGTTTGAATTTGATGGAAAACAATTTAGTGGTTTCGAAAAAGAAAACGGAGAAATTGTTGATTCACTTGGGAATACTTATGACCCAAACGAAGTTAAAATTACTTCATTAAGAACACCTGACCAATCTACTGCTAATAAATTCTTAACATCGGTTACTTTTGGTACTGCAGAAGCGGTGCTTGGAGCATTACCTACTAAAAATATTTTTGGAAGAGCGTTAAAATCAGTAGAAAACTCAGGACAAAGAGCTTTATTTAATTCAAGTATAAAACAACAAGTAAATAATGGTTTAAAAGTTTTTGGTAATAACTTAGGGACAGAAGTTTTTTCTGAAGGATGGACACAAGTTGTTCAAAATATGGCTGATATTGCATCAGGTAAAAAAGATGTTGGAATTTTTGATAATGTGGACCACGCAACAATATCAGCAGGTATGCTTTCTTTCGTTCCATCTGGATTTCAGGCAATAGCAGGAATAGCATTAAAGCCATTTGCTCAAAATAAAGAAAATAAGCAAGTAAACGATAATTTACAACAAATTTTCGCGTTACAAGAGCAATTAAACAACACTGAAATAAGTGATGTTTCAAGAGCAGCTATTAAAAATAAAATCGAAGGTTTAGAAAAAGCTAACGGAGATATTTTAGATGGAATTGCAAGTAGAACAAAAGGTGTTTCTAAAGAAGTTTTTGATGCTATTAAAGATGTTAATAAGAAACAAGAGATTTTAACTATCCAAGCTACTGAAATTAAAAATGACCCTAGTTTAGATGTTGAGGTTAAAAAACAACTTATTGCAGATTTAGAATCACAATTCAATCAATTAGAAAAGAAAAGAGCAACACTTGTAGGCGGTAATGCTACAGTATTAGATGCATTGCCTGATAGCGAAAGTACTCGTTTAAAACAAAATGCTGCTGAAACTCTTGTAAAAGAAGAAAAAGCAAAAGGTAAAGCTGATTCTGAAATTAATTTCACAGAAGAGCAAATCAACGCAAAAGCAATTGAAATTTACAACCAATCTAATCAAAATGCAGTACAACAAGAAGCAACAACTACCGAAACAAAACAAGAAGCACAACCACAAACCGAAGTCCAAAAAACAGAGCAAGAAGTTTTAGTAACTCCTACTGCTAAAAATATTACAAAAAATGAAACAATACAGACAGAAGATACTACTACTAATGGAGATATTCGACCTGGAATTGAGCCAATGGCAGAAGTGGGAGGAACAAACGAACAAACCACCGAAGATGTTACAACAGAAAGTATTCCACAAGCCGTTGAACCTACAACAAGTAAAAGAGAAACTAAAAGAGTAGTTTCGAAAACTGCTAGAAATCCAAAAACAAGAGAAGCTGCGGAATTTGATGTAGATATTGTAGATGGACAAGTAGTTGAAATCCGAAAACCAAGAACCGGAAAAGTAGTTCCAAAATTCGTTGAGATAAAAGATAAAGCTACCAAAAAAGTAAAACGCGTTCAAAGAAATGCAAATTGGACAGCTATTGCAGATGAAGCACTTGGTCAAAGAACAAATAACGATATTGCTAAAGAAGATAAAGCTACAACTGACAAAGCTATTCAGGATTTTACTCCTGCAAACGAATATGAACATGCACTTCAATTTTTCGCAACAGGTGGTAATGTAAATTCTCAATCAGCACAAATAGAAACAGGACTATCAAACAAGGAGGTAAAATGGGCAACAGGATTTAAACCTGATTCTGAATTACCTTCAGTAGAAGCTATTGCTGAAAAAATTGTAATGGATGCTGAAAAATCAGGTGTTAATGAATTAGATATGCAAGAAGTTCGAAATGCACTTATTGATATTATCAAATCTAAAACAAGAGATTCTGTAAAACAAGAAGTTGCTGAAAGTCAGAAATCAAGACAAGAAGCAAAAGAAAAATCTGAGGAAGATGCTTACTTAAACTCCTTGACTAAAGACGAATACAACGAATACCAAAGACTAAAAGCTGAAACTCTTATAGAAAGAGCAGACCAAGAATTTTTGGAGTCTATGACAGAAGATGAAATCAGAGATTATTACCAACAAAAATACAACGAACAACAACAATCAGAACAACAATATTATGAAACAGAACAACAACAAGGAGAACAGAGAAACGAAGAGCAGATTGGAAGTACTGAAATCTCAAGCGTTCAGGAAATTCAAGGAGAGCCAAAAATCGGTTCCAAATTCTCAATTGTGGAAGGATTCGCAGGAAATGAAGCTATCTATAAAATAACAGAATCCAGTAACTCAGGAGGAAGTACAGGTGCAATTCTCTCGACTGAGGAACGAGAAGTAGCACTAGAAGAAAAATCATCATTACTTGATGAAAAAATTGAAAAAGATAAACTTTCAGATGTTTTAGATTGGTTAGACGGGTTAAAACTTGATCCAAACGATTTAAAATTAGCTTCAGATAGAATCAGAAGTTTAAAAATAGATGAAAAAGATAATAATACTTATATTTCTTTTTTAGGTATTGAGCCATTATTAAAAAAAATAGGTATAAAATCATACAATAAAGCAATTGATATTGTTGCTGAAAATGTAGAAAAAGGAACAAAATTAGGATTAGCAATAAAAGAAGCTATTAATTATATTGATAATATAATGAATGGTGATATTTGGGATAAAAATATTTTTGAAAAACAAATAGAAAATAAATTGTTTAATAGAGGAAAAATAAAAATATATAATGCAAGTCCTAAAAAAATATCTGAACTAGGAAAAAGAACAGGAATAACTTATTTTGCTACAAACAGAAAAGAAGCAGAAGCTTATTCTCAAATGAATTCTGGCAAAATAAGAGAATTTAAAGTCGACAAATCAGATATTAAAAATGAAGATTATATTTTTCAAAAAATAAATGATTTAAAACTTAAAACTAAAGATGGTAGCAAAATAAATGATAATCTTTTATATGAACTTATTGATGATAGATTTCAAAACTCTTTATCAAAAGAAGACATAGAAACTCTTTTCGATGAATTAAAAAAAGAAGGTGTTTTTGTTTTTGAATATGAAGATGACACACAAGTTATTGGGGGTAGAACAAAAAGTATTGCTATAATAGATAATGATTATATTCAATATTTAAAAGAAAAGCAAATAAAAGAAAAATTTAATGAGTCAATTAGTTTTTTAGATTCGTTAAAATTAGATAGGAACGATTTAAACGCCACATTTCCATTTTTACCTCAATCATGGAATATGTTTATTGAAGCGGTAAAACTTGCTGTAAAAGCAGGAAAAACAATAAATGACGCTATTCAAGAAGCTATTAAAAAACTACAAAGCGAAGGAATTGGAAACGATGAAATTAATGCTATTGTAGAAAAATTCACAGATCAAGCGGTAAAAAAAGCAGAATCAGAACAAGAAATAGACACTTCTACTTTAGAAGATGACATTGAAGTTAAAGCACAAGGTATTACTTCAAATAGAGAAAGAAGAGACTTAACTCTAATGGGAAAAGTCGCTAATTTATTCCCTTTCAAAAAGAAAATGAAAAGAATTTGGAATAATACTTTTAGAAGTAATTCAGGCTTAGATACAAAAACAGGGGAAGTATTAAGAAGCCTTAATCGTGAAGTCGCTGCATTTTCAGACCATTTAGCTCACGAAGCAAAAGAATTCGGTAAAATCATATCAGATGTTAGTAAAAAACATAAAACAGATATTGACGCAAAACTTTACGCAATAAATGATTATATTTCTGGAAATAAAAACGCAGATATTTCGTTTTTAACGCAAGAACAAATACAAACACTTAATTACTATAGACAAAGAATAGATTCTTTATCAGATAGCTTAATTTCTATTATAGAAGATAAGTTAGTTGATATGCAAGATAGATTAAGTAATTTAGATCCGTCAAAAAACAAAGTTGCTTACGAAAACTTATCAAATGCAATCGACCAAACAAATGATTTAATTAAAACCATAAAAGATAATCAAGGGAAGTACATTAATAGAAGTTACCAAATATTCTCGGATGAGCAATACAGAAAAGATATTACAGGTAATTTTGATGAGTTAAACAAAGAAGGTAAAAAACGCGTATTAAATGCAATAAATTATCTAATTAGAGAAGAAGGATTAACTAGAGAAGAATCAACAAAACAAATTGCTGCGTATTTAGCTGACATTCGAAACAAAAAAGATGATTATCCATTTACTCCATCAGGAGAAGCGGTAGCAAATTTCCTTAAAAAGAAAAAAGAAATACCTCAAGAGTTTAGAGAACTTTTAGGAGAGTCAAAAGACCCTTTATATAACTATGTAAATACGGTTTACAAAATTAGCAAATACATAGCTAATTTAGCTTATCAAACTCAATTAAGAGAACATTTAATTACATCTGGAATTGGAACTACTGAAGCTAAACTTGGATATGAGAAATTATCAGGAAGCGGACAAGGATTTGCAATACTTAATGATATTTATGTTCCTGTAGAAGTAAAAGAAGCAATTGATGATATGGAGCCATTAAAAACTATTGAAAGTGGTTTTTATAGAACATGGATTAAATTAGCAGGAATAGTAAAATTAAATAAAACTATTTTATCTCCTACATCGACTGCTCGAAATTTAATATCAGGTATTTTCTTAGGCATAAATTCAGGACACTTTTTTGCTAAAAATCCAAGAGCTATGATGATTGCTTGGAATATGGCTTGGGGTAATAAAAAATCTCAAACAGAATTATTGTCTGAAAGAAAGAAATTGATTAAACTAGGTATTTTATTAGATGGTTCTGCTTCTGGAGAATTAATGGCGACATTAAATGATTTTAGTAAAGAAACCGATAGAATGGTTAGCCAAAATACATTTGAAAAAGCGTTTGAGTTTTTCAAAAAGACTTATGCTTTTGGTGATGATTTTTATAAGGTAGTAGGATTTTATGCAGAAAAGAAAGCTTTAATCGATAATGGAATTTCGGAAGATAAGGCAGAAAAAATGGCAGCAGAAAGAATTGTTATGGGTTATCCAACATATTCATATCTTCCTAAAAACATTCAAAAATTAAGAAGACTTCCATTAGTGGGTACATTCGTTTCATTCCCTTATGAAGTTTGGAGAACTACTAAAAATAACCTTATGATTATGCTTGAAGATGCCGAAGCAGGCAGAACAAAAATGGCAGTAGAAAGAGGAGTTGGGTTTATAGTTGCTAGTGCAATTGCTTCTGGATTATCAGCAGGCTCTATGGCGTTACTTGGAATATCTGATGATGATGATGACGCAATCCGAGATGGATTACCTGAGTGGCAGAAAAACTCTAAATTAATCTACATTGGGACAAAAGATGGTAAACCTCAATTTATTGACGCTACACCATTATTTGCAGGAGAAACGATTTTTAAACTAACTAATATTATTTTAGAAAAAAGAGCAGGAAGAAATTTTGAGGATAAAATAGAAATTGCTTTACAAGAATTTTTGTCTCCTTACTTATCAGCAGATTTAACAACTAAAACCATAAAAGAAATTTTAGAAAACGAAAATGCTTTTAATCAGCCTATTTATCGTTCAGATAATTTAAAAGACGCTTTGTTTAATTTGGAAGACAATCAAAAAATTGTGAACTACTTAATGAAACAAGTTGGACCAGGTGTTTACAATAATATTACCGAGTTTTTAAAAGCAAATGAAGTAGCTCCGCAGTTAGTTGGTGAAAAATACACTAATTACGGAAAAGAATATACAAATCAAGAAGCGTTGTTAGCATTGTTTGGTATGAGATTTAGTTCTATCAATTACGAAGGTTCATTATCTAACTTTGCAAAAGATATTAAGAAAAAAGAAGGTCAAGATAAAAATGACATAAACCGATTTGTAAAAACAACCATTAAGCTAGACGAAGGTGATTTAGATAAGTCAATTGAAAGATACCAAAAATATCATGATGAGAATTACACTAAGTTATTAAATATGGTAAACTCTGCTAAAAAATTTGGTATGACCAATCCTGAAATAGCAAATGCACTTGGAACTTCTGGATATTCTGAAAAAGAAAGGTTGATGATTGTAAAATACGGAACATCTCCTTTATTAAAACCAATTTCATTACAAACCGCTAAAAATTACTTAGCTACTTTAAAAATGAATTATAAAGGTCAAGATGAGAAGTTTAAGGAAATACAAAAAAACTTCATTGATAATGCTACAAAATTCAATAAAAAAATAATGAAGCACAACATTGAAGTGGCTAAAAAAGAGAAGATACAAGGTCAAGATGTCGGAATACTTTTTGATCTAAATTAAATTAAAAAACCCTGAGTAATATCAGGGTTTTGTTTTTTTATACTTCTACTAAATCTTTTATTAAATCCTTGACTTCAATATCATTTAGTTGGCTACAGTCTTTTATCATTTCACGAAGTTTTGCTAAGTTTTCTTTATCAAAACCAAAACGATTTAGTCGATATGAAGTATATGGAAAGCAATCTGAAATATCATGTTCTACTAATTCCACACCTTGAATACCTTGATGTACATGATAAAAAACATGATTTATGTGATATTGCTGACCTTTCATTACCCATTTTGTAATAGGAATTTCATTTGGTCGAAATGTATCGTCTATACAAGTGCATTTTATACTCATTTTTTGCTTATTTGTTAGTTTTTATACTAAATAAATAGATTTGAATCTGCTTATTTACTCTTCGTAAATATATCCTGCAATGTAAAACTTACCGTATGCGTATTTGTAGTATGGTGTTTTTTTCATGGATTTTTACTTGTTTTTGGAATCCCATTTTTCAAATTTTCTAACTGCATTTTTATCGTTAGAAGCATAACAAGAAAAAACATAATGGATATCATTCCACATATTTTCAGTAGTATCAAAACGCCCACTTCTTGTAAAATGATATTCTTTGCACCCTTTTGGAATAATTGGCTCTTTAGGTTTTGAACTTGTTTTTCTTTCTTGTTCGTAATAATCTATTTCAGATGTTTGAGCAAAACTACCTAACATTGTAGCCATTGCTAAAATTGATAATCTATTTGGTTTCATAATAATTTAGTTTGATTTTCAATATTAATTATTTCGAATGAAAAGTATTCTTTACCTTTTGGTACTATTTTTTTTAAAATTTGCATCTCGTAAATATCTTTGTCATTAAATTTGTATTTTTTTTGCAAAATATCTCCGATAAGCTTTATTGGATTATCAATATCAGACGCTTGACTACTAAATCCAAATTCGTATAAAACCTTGTATTTCCCTTTTGGAACTACTTTTTTAGGGAGCATTAATAAAACTATTTTTTCGTATTTTTTGTATTCAGGAGTTTTAAATCTGCGACCTTGCCAAGCATCGTTGACGCTCATTGGTTTTATACTAATCTTTATCATCTAATTTTTGATTACTTCTTATTGAAAATCCTTGCTCGTATGCCCATTGCGGATTATTCTCGATTTTTTCATGACCATGTGCTGAAACTGCTAGCCAAAATCTTTTATCAAGATACAAAGAAACTTTATTTTCCCTTGCCCATTCATCAGCGTAACCTCTGCGCTTCATTTTATGGTGAATTTGACTTGTTTGTTCTCCGGTAATAGGACATTTTTGATTCTCAGGTAAAGATAAGAATTTTATTCTTTCTGATTTGTAGATAATATCCTCTAACTTACGTTTTTCACTAACTTGTTTTATAGGTTTTTTAGGTGATTTTAATTGTAAATTAGGTTTTTTATCTTTCATTTGACATGCTCCAGAACAATATTTATCGGTAGTGCGGTACATTTTAAATTCTGTATCGCATACTTTACATTGTTTGAATTCCTTTTGTTTCATGATATTAAGTCTTTCTCAAAATTACTAAAACTATTCATTAAATCTGCTAATGTAGTATTTTTTCTTTTGTCTTTTTTAATAAGATTATCACGTTCTCTTTTTTCCATAATTGCAACCCTTATAAACTCCGACTTTTTAAATAATGATTTTAAAAAAGAATCAAGTTCTTTATCACATTTAAAGCTTTGTATTTTATCGTATTTTTTCATAGTTTATAATGGTTTACAAAGAAAAGTAATACTTTTTATTGTGTTATCTTGTAGTTATGCGATAGCTTATGTAGTGCTATCAACAGAATCCTCGTATAAAGGTTTTCCAGTAAAAGGGCAGAATTTAGCGTAAACCATCATTTCTTTGTACGATTTAGAAAAGTTTTCTCCTTTTTTAGTTCGATACATACAAGGTATCATTAAATGTCTGCCTGTTCCACCTAACCAAAAAGATGAAGCATTAAAACCTGCTTGAGGGTCATTTGTTTTCTCTTGTACTTGTTTTTCAATTTCTTCAATTTGTTTCCAGTTTTCTAAAATTTTATTTTCCATTTGTATTTGAATTTAAAGCCATCGCATAACATTTGTTTGTAGCAATAGCTTAGTTAGTGTTTAATTTAAAGTCTGTTTTGTATTTGTTATGTTCGCTCCGAAATCTGCCGATTTCTTCGCTACTGCTACAAGCAAA